AGAACCTCGTCAGGGTCTTTTGCAGGCCAAGTGGCGCTCAAGATGCGATCCTCTTCCGAGTTGCGGTCGCGACCACGCGCGGCGGTCTGGCGGGTTGGGCGATGCGCGCCTCCCGGCTCGGAGAGGCAACGCGGCTTGGTTCGGTGGTCGCGGTCGTCCGCGGCCGCGGGCTTCCAGCCGCCCGTCGGTCGGACGATGGAAGCGTGATCCTTATGGTTGGCGATGACGCCAGATGATCGTGGAAGGCCGAAGCCACCGCGATCGAACTGGCCGAGGCGAGCAGGGGCGATGTTGCCGCTTGCTCATGCGATGCCGAATCCGGCGATATTGCTGACCGGGCCGAAAGGCTCGGACTGCTTGCCGTCGTCTCATGCACCGCGTCATTGGCCGCGATCATGCCGCGCCAGGCGATCGTGGGCTGGCCAGCGATATGCGCGTGGACCGCAGAGGCCGGTATGATGGCGAGCGACCCCGAAAGCATCGGGCTGCTTGCCTCTTGGCCGTGGGCTGCGCTGTCCACGCTCACCGATGCCTTTGCGGCGATCGTCGGGCTTGTCGCGGCTTGGGCATGGCTCGCGTCGTTCGGCTGGACCGAACTGGCCGCCGATATGGTCGGGCTGGTCGATGTGAGCGCATGGGCCGCGCTATCGACCGAAACCGACGACTGCGCCGCGATCGTGGGCGATGTCGCCGTCTGTTCGTGCGCCGTGCTGTCCACCGCGACCGAGCCGCCAGTCGCGACGGTCGGGCTTGTCGCGCTCGATGCGTGATCGGCGTCGTCAGGCGCCACCGTGGACGCTGCCGACAGGCTCGGCTCGCTGGCCGTGTGTCCATGCGCGGCATTGTCAGGCTGCACCGACGATTGCGCGGTCAGGCTAGGGCTGTTGGCCGAATGACCGTGTGCTGCGTCATCGACCGACACGCTGCTTGCCGCGGCTATCGTCGGCTCGCTCGCCGTCTGCGCATGGGCCGCATTGTCCGGAGCCACGCTGTTCGCCGTCGTGACAGTCGGACTGCTGGCCATGTGAGCATGGGCGCTGTCATCAGGCGCAATGCTCGAATTGGCCGCGACGGTCGGACTCGATGCCGTGTGCGCCGATACTGCGCTGTCCGGCGATATGGCGACAGGAACGCCAACCGTGGGGCTGGTCGAGGTCGTCGCGTGGGCAGCGTCGTCGGGAGCAACGCTGGATTGCGCTGCGAGCGTCGGACTGGTCGCGCTATGGCCATGCGATGCGCCATCGGGGCTGATCGTGGCGTTGGATGCGAGGCTCGGACTGGTAGCCGTCTGGCTGTGCGCTGCCGAGTTTGGCGTTACGCTCGATTTTGCGGACAGGGATGGCGACGATGCCGTGTGCGTGTGCGCGGCGTTGGTGGGGGTGACGGAAGCGGAACCGCCGCCCGCCGCCTCTGGCGTCGTCCCCGGCACCCCGACAACAATGGTAAAAAGCGCCTGCGCAACCGATGACCCGATAGATGCCGTCGTCGATCCAACCGAACCCGCCGTCGCCTTTTGGCCAGTGATCAGGTTGATGGTTGTGCCGTTGCCCCGCGTCGTGCCGCCAGCGAGAACCTGCGTCGGTGAACCAAGGTCTGCGTTGGTGATGCTCGAAAGCACATTAAAGCTGCTGTCGCGCGATGTCAGCAGGATATTGAGGACTAGGCTTTCGTCATCATTGACCGTGATCGCCGGGAAGGTGGCTGTGGATGAACCTGATTTGGTTGTGCCCGCCGAAGCGGTCACAACGCACTCCCCGCCGCTGGCGTGGCGCACGAAGAACATCAAGCCTAGGGCATGGTTTCCGGGGTCAGTAACCGTGACAGATGTGACGTCGGATGTCTTGGCCCAAAACACACGGCCATTGACTGCGGTCGTGCCGCCAGCCGTGCCGACACCCTGCAAACCGGCAAGGATTTCTGTCCACGCACCGGGCGGCCCCGGCAACGTCTGGTTGGCGGAAGCGATGACGCAAAATACAAGGTCGTTGCCCGCCGCATCGCCGGGGGGATTGACCGTTATGTTGCCAGTGCCGCTGGCCGTCGCACCATTGCTGATATACGCAGGATACGCCACGGGCTATCTCCCGCCCGTCAGGATCAGGTGGGGTCGCGGACTTCGACAGCCCACGCGCCAGCATCGGCGGTGCCAGATGCCGCAACGGCCTGCGATGCGGTGGTCGTGACATAACGCAGCGTCGAGTCGCCGGACTTTCCGAGGAAAGCGTGCGTCACCGTGCCGCTGGTTGCGATCGAAATGACCGGCTTCGCCTGGACGCCGCGCTTGCGCCCAGACACGTCGCCATTGGCGATTGCGTCGAAGGTCGGCGTCGTCCCGCCCAGCTTATAGGTCGAGTTGCCCTCGGTGTAGCTGGTCGGCTCAGCCGAGCAGAGGTTGTAGACGTCCGCATCGGTCCAATAGTTGAGCGCAGCATCCGCGCCCGCATCGCTCATGCGCTTCGCCATGTCAGTTCACCCCGCCCTTGATGAGAACTTCGCTCCCGTCCCAGGCATAAGCCTGCGCCTCTTCGAGCGAGATGCCGCGCGCTTCCGCTGCGCGTTCCGGCATGACGAATTTGCCGCGATTCTCGCCGTTGCCCCAGACGGTGCAAGGGTCAATGTCGAGTTCGTCAATGCCGATCGGCACAGCGACATCAGCGTCGGTCGTCTCACCCCAACCGCACGCCGCAAAATAGGGCGCCGCGTCGGGATCCTCGAAGCCGTAAACCACGGTCGGGTGAAAATCGAGCCGGCCATGCTTGACCCGCTGGTTGAAGATGAAAGCGTCCATCGGTCGGTCCTTTTCGTTCGCGGTCATCCGCGCGAGTTGAGCCTGTCGAAGCGATCGAGCAGGGATTGTTTGGCGGCTTTCGGGGCTTCCGGCTTCGGCGCCTCGTCCGGTTCATCGGCGACAAGGCTCACCGGCCGCGCCCAGATCGGTCGCTTGTCCGGCGCGTCCCAGATTCGGCTTTTGCGGTCGGGCTCAAGCAGGATGCGGCCCGCCTCTGCATAGCTGTAGCAATCAAGCGATTCCTGGGGCCCGCTGCGGACCCATTTGCCTTCCTGCTCCGTCTCATTGAAAAACTCGTCGAAGGCGTCCTTCGGCGTGTTGAGCGCGAAATAGCATTGGCCGGGCGAGCCATCGTCGATCGCGAGGTCGGCTACCGTGTCGCGCTTCAGGTCGTCGACGCCCAGCGTGTGCAGCGTGATGACCGGCTTGACGACCTTGCCTTCGCTGTCCTTGCTAATCTTCGTCGGCGCCGAAAGCCTATCGCGCTTTCCACCGACGCCCTTGATGCACCGCACCTTGCGCCAGTCGCCCCAGCGCTTCTTGTCCATCCGGCGCGCGAACTCATAGGCGAGCCATGTCGCGTTGCCGTCGCCAGTGTCGATCATCGTGACCGCGACCGGCATGGCCTTCGAAGGGTCCGATTGCATCGGGATGAGCCGGTCGATCACCTGGCTTTCGAGAACCAGCCAATCGTCTGCAACGCGGGTCGGGCGAATGTCGCGCATGACGCCATCTGGATGCATCCGCTGCCGGATCGTAAAGCGGTCGATCAGCCATGACCGGCGCTCCAAATCCCATCCGCGTATCACGACATCGAAGCGGTTGCCGCCGGTGTCGATCGCCGCGGTGGCGAACAGGACGCCATCGGGAACCTCGCCCATGCGGTAGCTGACCGCATCGTCACCGCCGGCGAATGACTTTGTGCGCTCGCGGAGCGCTGCCGCATCGACATTGCCGTTTCCGCTGGCGCCCTCGAACACTTCGCCGAATGTCCGCACCATCACCTGCCGCAGCTTGTCGGCCTTGCCGGTGCGCTCGCGATGCTCGATCGCGCCTTCCATTTCGACGGCAAGCTCAGCGAGCGTGACCTGTGAAACCATCAGCGCATGGATCCAGAAGCCCATCGTGATCGTCGGGTCGATGTCGCCCATGATGCCGAGGTCGACGTCGAGCGTCTGCCCCGCGTGCATGTAATCGCCAGCCGCGACCATTTCCTTGCGCTGCGCGTCATCAAGCTCAACGCCGCAATGCGGGCAGATCATGGCCGCCGTCTCCCGCGCCATCTTGAGCCGGTCGCCGATCGGCGTTCGTTCTGGCGCTCGCTTGTAATCCAGCCTGAAGCGCGGGACGTCCGGCCAATGCTTCGTCGGATAGGGCGATGCGTGGCCGCCGCACTCGGCGCAGGCCATCACGAAAATGCCGCGGCTCGATTGAAGCCATGCCTGCGCAATGCCGCCCGACCATCCGATGTCCGGGTGCGCGCAAGCGTAAATCTTGCGCAACGAGCCGATCATGCGCTGGCGCTGCCGACCTTGCTCGAGGAAGTTCGAAGCGAATTTCTTGTTGTAGCTGTCGGGCTCGTCGAAGACGATGAACCGGCCTTGGCGGTTGGTCGTGGTCTTGCCCGACATCGCCAGAAGCTCGACGGTGTAGCCGCCGATGCGCTTCATGGTCAGCTTGTTGTCGCTCGGCCCGGTGCCGATCTTCGCAGCGACGCCCTCGTGATCCTCGAACAGCGGCTTGAAGACGCGATCAGCATAGCTGCTGACTTCTTGCGGCCCGGCGAGATACCACATGATGTCGCCGGCAGGGCCGAACTCCATCGTCTTCAGCGCATAGTTCTCGGCGACGACCGTCCCGCCAGAGCGGGCAGGCTTGGGGACGATGACCTCGTGAACCCCGGCCGCATCGAGCGCGGCCATCGGCGGGGCAAGGTAGGGTGTGAGGTCGAAGGACCAGTCCGCAACCTCGCCATCGGACTGGCGTATTTTTCGATGCTCAACCGAATATTCGAGGGTCGATATTTCCCGCGGTGGATCGAGGAAGCGGAGCGTTTCGGTCGCAATGTCGAAGATGTCGGCGCAGAACGCATCCTGCGCGATCAGCTCACATGCTTCCGCGATCTCCTGCTTCGTTAGAACCCGCACCGAACTCCCCGACGAATTTGCTGCACATCGACTGCATCCCGACCGCGACCTTGCGCAGTTCCTCGGTCATCGCTGTGCGGATGCTGGCGGGCAGGGCGCCGGTGGGGTCGATCTTGGACCCAACCCCGAGCACCGCTGAAACCGCCGACTGGTTATAGCCGCGGAGGAAGTCCCGCAGATCGGTTGCCGGGACATAGCCGCCCGACTTCATCTTGTTCTCTTGAATGGCGAGCGTGAGGCTCACCTGCTTGGTGAGCTCGGCCATATCGATACGGCCCGCTTCGTCCGGGTCCATGTCGAGCCCGACCGATTCCACCACGCGGCGGTTTCGATCCTGGCGCCGTGCAATTTCGCCACGGAAATGGGCAAGCAGAGCAGCGACCGTTTTCTTGGGATCGAACTCCCATTCGATGCCGTTCCCGCCGCGAATGAACGCGCCGCTGTCGGCGAAGGCCGGAAGGTCGCACCATGCGCGCAGCGTGGGCCACGAAACCGACAGCGCTTCCGCCATTGGCTTGGACGACAGTTTCGTCTCTTCGATAGCTGAAATGCGCCGCTCAGCGGCTTCCAATGCCTCGATCCGAGACGAGATGGAAACCGTCTGCGCCATCAGGAAACCTGCGATTTTTGGAAGGGTGGAAACGCGCTCAAATCGGTGGGCGCAATTTCTGATCGAGCAGATTGATACATATTCCGTTCGGAAGTGTCTATCAGTTTCTTAGAGTTCGCTTTCACATCGACTTTCCCGTCGAAAACTCCACGTAATCCGCTACCCGATCGGCACAGCATCGCAGGCTGTCGATGGGATGGCGACCGGCGTGGACCAGCTTCGAGGCCCGCGTTATCGCGATGTCGTCGAGGACAACCTTGTCGAAGAAGATGCGCAGGCGCGACGGGATCATCAAGCGGGCATTGCGCAATTCATCCTGCGCGTCGAGCTGCGACGGGGTGAAGGGCAGGCCGACGGTTGCCGTTCCCGCGATGCGGGGCTCGAAGTTCGTCGACTTGACGTTGCCAGATAGGCCGCTGCGCTCGTGCTGCTCGCAATACCATGCGCAAGCCTTGCTCTGACGCGCCGTGATGCGCCCCGCGTTGTAGGCCCGCTCGAAATGGCTGGTCACGACCCGGCGGCGCGTGCTCATCGGCACATCGGTCCATCGCTCGCCCCCGACCGCAACGACCCGGCTCTCCCCCTTGGCCAGCCATTCCGGCGTCGGCTCCACGACGGTGTTGCCGATGTTGACCGTCAGACCGTCGGCGACCTGGATCATCGCCGCCTGTCGCGCCGTCTCGCGCTCGGCATCTTCCCGGTCGCGGGCGATCATTCCGGCCTTGCGCGCTTCCTCTTTCGCCTTCCGCGCTTCCACGGCCGCAACGGGATCCTCGCCCATCAGCGCGCGGGCGATGCGGTCGGCAGCCCGTTCGGTGTCCCGGTCAAGGCCGGCGCTGTCCTGTGCGTTGTCGATCATTCCGCTTCCTCCCCGAAAATCTGCTCGAACAGCATCTTCACCTGCGTCTGCTCCGGCCATGACAGGTGATCCATGTTGAAGACCGCGATCTTCTTTCCCGACCTCCACCACATCTCCCGGCTGGCGTTGCGGCCGTTCGAGGGGTCGGGATCTTTCATCGCGTCGGCCATCGATCCGAGGGATGAGCGGAAGCCGCCGGGCTTGTGGTGGCTCATCGCGCCGACCCTTCGATGTCGTAGATGGACTGGATGGCGGCGATTATCTCGGGCGCCTTGTCGACCGGAAAGCTGATCGACTGAAGGTCACGCCATGCGGTGCAGCGGGTCATGAGGTTGATCACGCGCTGGTCGTCGTAGAAGCAGACCGTCACGGTTTCCTTTTCGACCGCAACGACCTCAGCGACGGTTTCGATCTCGACGTTGTGGAGGCTCATAGCGGCAAGCCTTCCTGCTTGACTGGCTTGGGCTGCTCTTTCCCGGTCGGGACCAAGATCAGTGCTCCGCCTTCGGTGACGATCCACTTGCGATCGACGACGCCCTTTGCGGCCAGCTTGGCGTTGTATTTGGCGGCCAAGTCACGATCACCCATTGGTCGGAACCGGGACAGGGCGGGCGCGGTAAACGCCGTCGTCGTGAAGGCGAAGGAAACCGCGCTCGGCTCCGATGACCTTCGCTTGGTCCGGCAGCGCATCGATCTGCTCCTGATCGAGCGCGCGCCGATAGAGGGCGTCCATTACTTCGCCGAGCCTCGCCTGACGCTCTTGCCGGATAGCGCTGGCGGCCATGGCGGTCCGATGCTTGTGCTCGACGGCATCGCGGTCGCGCCATCCCGACAGGATTTCAAGGCATTGCTTCGGCGTCGGGAACCAATCGAGGGTCGCGAGCGCCGTTTCGACCATGTAGGCGATGGCCGAGCGCGGATATTGGCCCATCATCCGGTGATAGATGTTGAGCCGCAGCTTGCCGGTGAGTTCATCATCCGACCGGCTTGGCAGGATGGACAGGGACCGCATCAGCTTGGCGAACTCGGCAGCGTCACAAGGCGTCGGGGCCACCAAGGGCAAGCTGGCCACCCGCTCCATTTCCGCCAGCTGCCGATCGTTCAGCCTCGTCGATCCAGTCGTCGCAAGCTCGCTTGAACCCGTCTCGATTGTCACGCCCGCCATGATGGCGGGGAGATTGCTGCCGATTGCCTGTTCCGTGTCCATTGATAGCCGCCTTCATCTTGTCCGTTTCAAACACCGCGCCCCAGCCTCGGGCGACGCAATCCTCGAGGACTTCGCCGGGCGGCCAGCCGGTGCGCCGCGAAAGTTCTCGGATCTTCGCGAGTTGCTGGGCGTAGGCGGTGAAGGTGTTGGTGAGCCGTTTGGTCTTCCGGTTCTTGCGAAAATCCGCCCAGAGCCGGGCTGACGCCCAATCGGGACGGGGAAACGGGTCTCGGTCCCACCAAGCCAACCAGGCCGCGACATGCGCGTCCTCCGCCTCGCGCGGAGTAATATTCTCGGGGGTAGGTGTGGGGGGGTTAGAATTATTATCATTGGGGGGGAGAGGAAGGGGGTCTCCGTTACGCTCAGCGTTACTTGTGACGTTTTCGTTATGATCCGTTACGTTTGTGACGCCGTTTGTTACGTTTTGTGATGCTTTGTTACGGCGATACCTCTCCTGCCGGATAGCGGCTTTCGACCGCGTCGGCTCGGCAGGCTGGGCACCGGGAAGTGCCGCTTCGATCTCTGCGATTGCTTCGATCAGCGCGTCACCCGTCACACCGGCGGCCATCAAATGCTTCAAGGCGGTCGCGATGACGCTCACCCGGCCCTCCGCAGCCCGTGCAAGACGGTCGAATGATCCCGGTTGAGCAGACGCCCGATGCGCGGCGTTGACCAGCCCTTGGCTCTGAGTTCGCGCATGACATGGAAGCGGGCCTGGCAATGCTCAGGCAGCTTGGACGGCCCGGTTATGTCGTCCGGCATCACGTCGTGCAGCTTCGCGACCCGATCGATAATATCGAGGCCGGTGTAGCGGGTCATGGTTGGCGGCTGATACCAGCGAGGGAGCATCATGCTTCTCCGATCTCGCGCGCGTCGTCATCGGCCTTCGCAAGTCGGGCGAGCGTCAGATAGGACCGCGGTCGGCCACGCTCTGCGCACTCGCGGCGCACTTGGCCGATAGGGACTTCGCGTAGTCGGCGGATAAGCGCGTTGCGCTCGGCGATCTTGATGGCGGGCATTATGCGGCCCACCGTTGATGCTCGCACCCGATGTCGCCCCTTGTGCCGCATTTCCAGCATGGATCGCGGGGAGGGGGCACGATGGCCTTGAAGCTGTCGTTCGGCACCGACTGGCGCGTCACCATCTCGGGCCATGCCGAATGCTGGCCGGTGTCGACGATGGTGATGACGCGGCCGTGCTTGCCAAAATTCTCGATCTTGATCTTGCAGGCCGCTTTCAGGCCTTCGATTGCCGATGTCGTGGTGTTGAAGGGAATGCCTGCCATCTCCGCAATGTCGCGGTTTTGTGGGCAGGCATCGCCCCGCTCGATGATGCCGGCGATGACGTTAAAGACGATGGCTTGGTTCGGGCTCATGCCACCGGCTCCCCGACAGGAGCGCCGTTCATCAGGTCGATCGTCTCGCGGTCGAACTCGTCGGGTGCGTGCGGGTGCGCTTTGATGAAGTGCCAGACGTCATGCCCGTCATATTGGCAGCCATCAGAAGCCACTATCGTCGGGATGCCGACGAGCGCCAAAGCAACGCCAGTCTCACCATTCTGGTCGATACCAAAGAAAACATGGTCGACACGGTAGATAGTTCCGGCGACGATCGGCGGCGTGCAATCGTGAAGTGACGAAATGCAAAGCGCATAGTCACCGGCTTTCCAATCATCAGCCATTCGGCATCTCCCTTATCCATTTGAGAACTTGTCCGACCTCTGCGCCGATCATCGGGGCAATCGCCGCGGCAATGCGCTGGTCGGACATGGGGTGTGACTTCGCCGCCTCTCGCGCTCTGGCGATGTGCTTGCGGGCGAGGTCGCGTTGGAATTTCTGCTGGGTCGGGGTCATGCGGCGAGCCTTTCCGCAATCCGAGCGATGATCCAAGCGCCGTTCGGGACGGCCCAGCTATTGCCGAGCGCCTTGTATTGCGGTCCATCGGCAGCGATTTTGCCGCGATATTCGATGGCGCAATGATCGTCGGGGAAGCCCTGTAGGCGGTGGCACTCGGTAGGGGTGAGACGGCGGACCTGCCATGCCTGCTGGATATAGGTCGTCTGTTTCATGCCCGGCTCGGCAGCGAGAGCGCCAGCAATGTCCATTGTGCGCAGTTCGTCGCGCTGGTTCTGGGCAAACGCCACCGCCATCTGCCCGCCGCCGTTCGCATGGCTCTTGTCGTGCCCCATGCTGCGGAGCGTGGGCGAAAGGTCGTCGGTCGCGTCGTTGCCGTAGTCTTTGGACGAGAAGGCGATTGCGGGCGGGTGCGACGTCGAGATTGTCGGGGAAGGGTCGCCAGGTTCCCCGATGCCAGTTCCCGGCGCGCCGCCGCTCGATCCTTCCGGGCGATTGTTCGTCATGGTCGCACCACGGCTGGCTTGCCGCATGTCGATAGGAATGATCGGCGTCCCGCGCCCCGTTCCGTCCTCGCTGGCGTCGAAGCCTTCGCCGCGAAGGCTGTGGGCGATGAAAGTCTCAGTGTCGAAGTCCAGGCGCTGGCCATGCGCGGTCTGCGCGGTCGCAACGTCGATAGGGCCGGACGTGTTCCCGCCGCCGTAGCCGATCAATCCGCCCCCGAATTCAAAGTCGGTCCCGAGTCCGCCACCGCCTTGAGTGCGCGCGCTAATTGTTCCGGCAGTTCCTTCCCCCGCTTCTCGGCGCGGCGGAGTATTCCCTGACACGCCTTGGCGCTCAAAAAGAACCGCTGCGGGATCTGCCCCTTCTCCAAAATCTGCGACAACGAACACACGGCGGCGTCGTTGGGCCACTCCGAAATATTGAGCGTCGAAAACCCGCCAAGCTGCCCGTGCCCTTGGCCCGGCAACCATACCTGCACCGGGCCACTTTCCGTCGAGTGGCGAATGCAGGGCATCATCTGCCCCGACAAGTCCTGCCAGGAAACATCCGAAGGCGTTGTCGGGCATGTTGAGCCAGCCGGGGACGTTTTCGACAAGAAGGTTTCGAGGTCTAATTGCATGGGCGATTTCCAGAAAGCGAAGGGTGAGATTGCCGCGGTCGCCAGCGATGCCGGCGCGAAGGCCAGCAACGCTGAAATCCTGACAGGGAGGGCCACCGACGAGCAAATCCAGCGGGCCGAAAGCCGATGCGCGTTGCAGGAAGTCGTCGGCCGTCACGTCGCCAAGGTTAACCGACTGCGGGAAGCGCTTGGCGAGGACGGCGGACGGGAACTTCTCGACCTCGGCGCACCATACCCAATCGAACTGTGGACCGCCGAGCTCGGGCGCGCCGATACCGGAGAAGCAGGAGGCAGCTTTCATCACGCCGCCCCCAGCGCAGGCCGCAGCACTTCGTCGGCGATCCATGGGGCTGGCGTGCGTTCGACATCACAGGCCCAGCAGAGAAGGCCGAAGGCATCTGCTTCGTCATCATTCCGGGGGTTGAACCCGAGTTGACGGCAGCGCTCGATCGTCAGTTCCTTGAGCGTCTGACGCTTTGTCCCGATCTTCTGTTTGCCGATAAAGGCGGCGCGCCAACTCTTCAGGTGAGTGAGATTGAGACGGGCGCCTTTCGCTTCGGCAAAGCTCGCAGCATGGGCGGCGAGGCCGTAAAGCAGATAAGGCGCCTCGAAATTCTGGGCCTTGGCCATCACCGACACGTCCAGAGGCTTTTCGACATAGATCACGTCGAAACCTCCCATCGTCATCCACATGTCGTTGAGCATCATGTGCAGGCGCGCGAAGACGCGGCCTGGCTCGGTCAGGTTTGGTTCTCCGAGCTTCTGCGAGATGACAACCGGGCGGGAGGCGTTGCCATCCCACCCGGCCAGTCCGGTGCTCGCTTTCGAGAGATCGCAGGCGAGGATGCGGGTCATCAGTTGAGCGTCGCCAATTCGAGCGGCTTTGCCTGCTTCGTCGGCACGATCGCCGGCGCTTCCTTGCCCTCGGCCGCGTCGACCAGATCGGTCGTCAGGCCAACGTCCATCGCTTCACACATGCCGGTGAACGAGCGCAGGAAGTCATCGGCCTTCTCGTCGGATTGCTTCGACAGCCAGAAGACGAGACGGGCCGCCTTCGTGTTGACGTGGCATTCCTTCGCAATGGCCTTGATCGCGGTCGAAATCATCTGCGCGTGCTCACCGACCTTTTCTTCGGCAGGCTTGACGTCGCGTTTCAGGATTCGAGCGGCCTTTTCGAAATCAGGCTGCTCGATGGCGCCGCCGTTCTGCGGGCCGTCGTTTTCTTTAGCCATTTGAGGCTCCTTTCATTTCGGGGGTTTCAGCGGGAGCAGAATGTCCGGCACGGTTTCGGCGGCAGGGATCGAAGGACGAATTTCCTTCGCTTGCCCGCGGCGTCGCGTCGGGGAGGATGCCCGCGCCCGTGTCCTGTCCGGGAAGAGGCGATACCTGCCGCCTTCCGCTCTTTCTCAGGGGCCGCTGACGCCCCGCAGGAATGCCCAGCGCCGGTTTTGAAGCGCTAGGCGGGTTGTCTCGATTGGCGAGGCAATCCATCAATTTGTCGGTCGTCTCGCGGCGCAGCGCCTTCCAAGGCTCATGCGCCTTCCGGCCCGCGTCGACGTGCTGCTGATGGATAAGGTCGAGCTGCGCTTCGGCGATCAGCATCTTCGCGCTGTCCCGTTCCCACCATGCTGCGAACAGGTTGGCCGACTGCTTCGCCGCGCTCAGGCGGGATTGGTAGTGGAGCATCGTGAAGCGCCATGCTGCGGCGGCGCCAGCTCCGAACCAAAGAGCGGAGAGTGCGAGGTCCGAGGTCCACGTCATGCGAACATCTCCCGTTGAAGGCCATGGTCGACCGGGTAGGATTCGACGGTCGTTTCGATGAGGTCATTGGCCGGCATCCCGAGGCGAACTGCGATGTCGCGGACGTGTTTCTCGTCAGCCTCGATCGACAGCGACTGCATCCGTGCTGCGCGCGCCGCGGCGGCGGTCGTGCCGGTGCCGGCGAAGGGATCGAGCACGAGGCCGCCCGGCGGGCAGATGAGCGTGACGAGCCACTGCATCAGCGAAATGGGCTTCACCGTCGGATGGGTTCGCAGATCGTCGTGACCGCACGGCGGCTTGCCGATGGTATGCGCGCCGCAGGTCCGGCACTCGAAGATGCGTTCGCCCTGCGTCGCCTTCGACGAGTAGAAGAAGCGGGCGGCGGTTCCGGTGTCGGCCCGAAAGGTCTTCCCATTGTCTCCGTTGCCGCTGAAAGCGCCGTAGACATTGCGGAACTTGTCACTCCCGCGCTCGCCAACCGGCGCGACAGCGCCCTTGTCGTCGCCGAACGCAGCAAATGCCGCCAGCACCTCTTCGCTGCCGTCGTGGAGCACGTTCGCGGGCCAGCGGCCCGGCTTCATCTCGCCCTCGAAAACCTCGTCCCGTTTCCACGCTCCATTGCGGTTGACGTCAGCGCCCGGCGCGAAGCGGCGCACGGTGTATGCACCGCCCTGCGCATCGTCGGCATGGATGCGGCACCCGTCGATGTTGATCGCTCCGACACCCCAGCGCGCGACGTTCGCGGCAATACTGTCCTCGCTGATGGGCTTTTGCGCGAAGACGATCGGCTCGATGCCCGGTTTCATTGCCGTGCCCCAGCCGTCCCATTCGCCGTCAAGGTTGTGGGATTTCGGAAAGCCGGTGCCGTAGAGCCACGCGAGCATGTCGCGGATTTCGAATCCCGCATCCTCGATCGCGCAGGCCATCCGGTGATAGCCCTTGGTCGCGCTGAAGGCGACGAGGTGCGCGCCGGGCTTCATCACGTCATAGACGCGGCGCCATGTGTCGGGCCGGAAAGCAATGTCGCCGCCGTCCCATTGCTGCCCCATGAAACCAGCAGATGCGCGGGCATAGGCGCCCGTAGCGCCGGATTGGATCGGCGCGGCGTCGGGGCTACCGAGGCGGGCAACGATGCTGGCGAGGTGATAAGGGGGATCGGTCACGACGGCATCGACGAGGAAGCTGTCGCGCGCGAGGTAGCGTAGGGCGACCGTGCAATCGCCGTGGATAACCCGATGCCCCCCGGTCGACATCACGCGCCCCGCAGCTTGTCGGCTTCGGCAATGATGCCAGCATAGCGCGCCACGACCGGGCGGGCCTTTTCAGCAATCCGCAGCGTCTCGCGGTGATCGCGGCGACCGTCGCGCATCGCTTCGGTATGTTCGGCCGTCAGCGCAGCGGCGTCGGCGATAATCTCAAAGTCCAGCACGGCATCCCGGCCAAGCGGCGCGAGCTGATAGCCATAGCGCGCGAGCAGTTCGTCCAGCGCCGTCGGATCGGCGAGCAGGAAGTCCATCAACCCCTTGCCGTTCGGGATGCTGCCAGCAAACAGCTTGTCGAGCGCCCGCGTCGTGCGGCCCGACTTGTCGGCAAGGTTGCCCCGGCCGATGTTCGCTGCCACCCGCGCCAGACCGACGCACAGCGCGCCGTGGAACTCGGCTTCGGTTAACGGGGAGACTTTCGGAACGACAGGTTGGAACAGTTCAGCCATTGAGGCCTCCATGAGCATGAGATTTCGACGAAACGACATTCCGGCCCGAGCGGCGAACGACGCGATGGAAGTGCAGCGGCTCGACGAGCAGCGCGCCGTCGCCAATGTCGGTGACGATGACGGGTGCGTTCAGGTGGCGCGCGCAGCATTGGCAAAAGGTATCGCCCCCGGCGGCGAAAGGGGTCGCCGCCGGGGACTGCTCGCTAGGCGACCCAGGCGAGCGGGGGGGATTCATGCGGCGAGCCTTACGGAAGGACGTTTCAGGCCCGCGATGGCATTTGCGTCAACCGCCCAATTTGTCTCGTTCACGATCGCGATCAGCAAATCACGCCTCGGGAACTGCGCGCCGTTGCAAATTCGCGAGATGGTCGCGGCCGTTGAGCCAACCCGATCAGCGAACTCTTCCAGCGTCATGCCATTGCAGACGATCCACTCGCCTAGCGCGCTTCCGCCGGCGATCTTCCGCGGCGGAGGAGTGAACCTCGGCAGTCTGTCGACATGATCGCGAAGAGCGCCCTCATCTCTGAACCATTCTCCGCGAACGCGAAATTCTGCGAACTGTGCATGTCGAGCCCGCTCATCTCCAACATCGCCGTCCTCGACGGCGACCAGAACAAGCCGCTCGGAGGAATCGGACTGGATCTTGGAAAACCGACTGCGCGCGTCGGTGGCAAAGCCGATCTTGACCGTGCCAGACAAAGGAGCGCGGACGTAATAGACGCTCATGCGGCCTGTTCCTGCCCGAACGGAAACACCACTTCATCGGCGGTCACTTCGACCCCGGCCGCTTTCGCTCGCTCAATGACGAGGGGCTGCTTGTGAGCAGGGATGCGACCAGCGCTCTTCCAGCTTTGGACGGTAGATGGGGCCTCCCCGAGAAGATCAGCCATCTTGCGGGTGCCGCCGAGCTTGGTGAAAAGGTTGTTTTCGATGTCCATGACGCATGGCTGTACGATAACATCGCACAAGGCGCAACGATTAATTCGCACAGACAGCGCCCGCATTTTTCGCGAAAGCGGGACGTGGAATCGCTAAACGACAGACTTAAGGGGATTAGGACCCGTTCCGGCCTGTCCGTGAGGGCGCTGGCTGGCGAGCTGGGAATGCCGCCGTCGACCTATGCGGCCTACGAAGATCGCGCCAAATTCAAGAAGCCCATACTGCCATTGGATTTTGCGCAGCGCCTTGCCGACGTCTTTGAGCCGCACGGTATCGAGCGCGCAGAAGTCATGGCCTTGGCCGGGCTGACGGGAGAGCTTAGCCGCATCTCATCGCCGAAGCATAATGCGGAAGCCGAAGAGTGGTTGGAGGTCACGGGCGCAGTCGAGGCCGGTGCTTGGCGCGCGCAGACGGAATGGCCGGCATCTGAGCGGTATATGGTCCGCTTCGGCCCTTCAGATTTCCCGATCGACCAGCGCTTTGCCGTGCGGATGGAGGGGCTTTCGATGAACAGGACCATCCAGCCCGGTGCCGATCTTGACTGCCTGAAAGTGAAGTTTTCTCCGGTTCCCCCGATGCCTGGCGATCTTGTGATCGTCGAAAGGCGCGCTCACGATCTGGTCGAGCTTACATGCAAGAGGCTGGCGAAGGTCGGCGATGAATATGAACTGCGGTGCGAGTCATACGAGCCAGAGTTTCAGGACCCGATCCCCATCGGAAAGCCAGACGGCGACATTTTTACCGATGACGAAATCAGGGTCGTGGGCATCGTTTTGTCCGCCAAGCTGGACTTGGCGCCGCGCGATTTAAGCGGCCGACGTTACCTGATTTAGAGCCCCGCGGCCTCCATGCGGGCCGACAGGCAGGCGATGTCTGCGTTCAGCTTTGCCTGCCCATATCGATCCTGATTTTTCTCAAGAGCCCATGCGTCTCGCGCCTTCTTGGCCGCGGCGCATAGCTCGTTTTTCGAGCCACCATTTTCCTTCAGAAAACGATACTCATCATCCGCCTTTACAGCGGCGCTTGTGCAGCCGGCGAGCGCCAAGGCGGCAATAATGGATGCAAGGTTTCGCATTTGGGGATCGTATGCTGAACCCGGGAAGTCCGCAACACTATCTGCGACTGTGCGAAATTATCGTTGACATGTACGAATAAGTCGTACAAACAAGCCCCGTCACCAGACGGAGGCCCATGTGCAACATCAATCGATCCCTGCGGCCGCTGGCCACAATCTCCCGCCCTACTGGTTCGCCGATGAGCGCGCGCTTGCGATAGTCGAGGAAGGCGTGCGCTCGGGCGGCGCTTGCTTCGGCCAGCGCCCGCACGATTTCGTGTCGAAGTATGCGAACCAGCGCGAGGCGGGCGTCATCTTCGAAGGCCCGCTGGTCGACGAGCTGCAGGCGATCCGCAAGGCCGCGCTCCCGATCGTCGACGAGGCGATCGATTGGAAGAACGACGCCCACATCACCTATTATCGGACGCAGCGCACGTCGGTGAGCGACATGCTGCTGGCGGCG